TACGGTTCAATGAAACCTAAAGGTAAGAAGAAAAAGAAAAAGGGAGGTAAAAAACGTGGCGAATGTACCTGTAAATAAAACTTTATACTCTAGAGTAAAGTCAGAAGCAAAACGTAAGTTTGCTGTTTATCCTTCTGCCTACGCTAATGCTTGGTTAGTCCGAGAGTATAAAAAGCGTGGTGGAACTTATCGCACAGGAACTAAGAAACGTGGCAAGAAGTAGTGGTGGTCTAACCCGTTGGTTTAAGGAAAAATGGGTAGATGTTAAAACTGGTAAACCATGTGGCCGATCAAAAGGCGAAAGTAGAGCTTATCCTGCTTGTAGACCAAGTAAACGTGTCTCAAGTAAGACACCTAAGACTGCTTCAGAAATGTCAAGTAGTGAAAAAGCAAGGTTTAAACGTGAAAAAACTGGTAAAAAGAAGATAACCTATCAGCATAGGCGAAAAAAATCTACTAAAACCAAAAAATGACAGAAATTACTGAAGAAATGCTCGACATCATCGAGAAAGTAAAAGGAAAGCGGAATCCTGCTCTTTGGGATCCCCGTTGTGAACAATATCAAGTAAAAATGTCAAAAGGTACTGTAAAAAAGTCAACAACAAGTTAAACTATCTATAAATACTCTTTTTTCTTAGGACAATGGCATTTTTTCGTGGAGAAGAAGGTTCTGTAAAGTTTAAAAACGGAACTGGAACAACAGAAGCAATAGTTTCTACAACTGGTTGGTCATTAGACATATCAAAAGATACTTTAGATGTGACTGCTCATGGAGCAACATCAAGAAGTTTTGTTGGTGGACTAATTTCTGGTTCTGGTTCTATTGATTTTCTATATACAGCAGCTAGTGGTGACGAAACAGCAAATTTACTCGCTGATGTTTTAACAGCAGAAGATCCAGCAGATGCACAGTTTGAATTATTCTTAGATACTTCTGGTACTAAAAAAGTAAGTTTTGCTGGAATTGTTCAGGGAACAACTTTAAGTGCTCAGACAGGTGATCTTGAAACTGTAAGTGTTAGTTTCATAACATCTGGTGCTATCACCAACGCTGCCTAATGAAGCTTACCACTCGTCAGAAAAATAAACTAAAAGAACATTCTGAGCATCATAGTGATGTTCATATGGCTTTTATGAAAAGGCGAATGAGAGCAGGAGATACTTTTACCCAAGCCCATAAAAAAGCACAGGCAAAGGTAGGAAAATAATGCCACGCAAAAAAGGAGTCAGTTTATCAGTTGGAAGAGGCGAAAAGTCTAAGAAGGGTGGGCTGACTGCTAAAGGACGAGCAAAATATAACAGAGCTACAGGTAGCAATTTACAAGCACCTGTAACTGAAAAGAGTCCAACAGGAAAAAGGGCAGCTAGACGAAAATCATTTTGTGCCAGAATGAAAGGAGTCAAAGGCCCAATGAAAGATAGTAAAGGCAGACCAACCAGAAAAGCATTAGCATTAAGGAGATGGAAGTGCTGACATGACTTACGCAATCCCAGGTCCAATACGAACCAACATAGTTTCATCAACTTCCGCAGGTGGTGAAGATAGTCCTTTTACTAGAACCAGAGCAGTTCTAGATATGATGAAGGGTTGGGAAATAATGAAAGCTGTCAGCGAAGGAACTGATTACTTAAGGACAAATAGCGAAGCTTTCTTACCATTAGAACCAAGAGAAGATTATGAAGCTTATCTTGCAAGGGTAAACAGAGCAGTATTTAGTCCTTTTACTCAAAGACTAATAAGAGCCGCATCTGGTCTTGTACTTCGTAAACCAATAACCCTAACAGGTGATCCATACTGGACTGAAATGTTTAAGATGGATGTTGATGGTTGTAAATCAGATTTAGATGAATATGCAAGAAGGATATTAATGTGTTCATTAACTTATGGTCAGAGTCATATTCTTGTTGATTATCCTGCACCTTCTGGTGCATTGAGTCTTGCTGAAGAAAGGCAACAGAATCGTAGACCATACTGGATCGAAGTAGATCCGACAAATTTGTATGGTTGGAGATTAGATAGAGAGTCTAATTATGGAAATTTAATACAGGCACGAATAGCAGAAAAAGCTGTATTACCTAGTGGTCAGTTTGGGGAAAAAGTTTTTGATCAAGTAAGAGTTATAGAACCTGGAAAATACAGAGTATTTCGCAAAAAAGAGCAATTAGAGGAAATGTACGATGTTTCTGATGGTAGTTCTGCTGGTGACTTTGAAGTAGCCACTACTGACAAAGATTATAAACAGGTAGAGTCAGGTAGTTTTTCTTTAGGTGAAATACCCTTAGTAACTATATATTCTGGAAAAACAGATAATTTAGTTAGTAAACCACCTTTACTAGATATTGCATATTTAAATCTTGCACATTTCCAAAGACAAGCTGATTTAATTCATAGCTTGCACGTTGCCTCTCAACCAATGTTAGTAATGGAAGGATTTGACGATCAGACTAAAGATTTAGCTATCTCTGTTAATTATGCAATGGCAACTCAGCCTGGTAATAAAGTTTATTATGTAGAACCTGCTTCTAGTGCATTTGAAGCTCAATCTGCTGAGATAAGAGAATTACAAATGCAAATGGCTACTTTAGGGATTAGTACATTATCACAACAGAAGTTTGTAGCTGAAAGTGCTGATGCTAGAAGATTAGACAGAGTAGATACTAATTCTATGCTTGCAATGGTTTCAATGGAATTAGAGCAAAAACTACAAAAAGCCTTTAATCTCTCAGCCGAGTATGTTGGAATCGAACCACCTGAAGTAAAAATAAGCAGAGACTTCGACATTGAAAGATTAATCGGACAAGATATTACAGCATTAACATCATTATTCGATCAACAAGTTATTGATAGAGAAGAGTTTAGAGACATTTTGGTACAAGGTGAAGTATTACCAACAGCGAATGAGGTTAAATCTGAATAAGCTGCTAGAATATTAAATAAGTACTTTAAAACTATGGCTAAATCTTTGGACAAGGTTCTTCAATCTGATGGATCTTATAAATGGGAACTTGTTGAACATAAATCTGAGGTTTCAACAGAAAAGGTTAAGAAACCTGCAAAGAAAGTAACTAAAGTTGAAACTACTACAAAAACATCTACTGAAAAATAATCTATGGCAATCGAAGAAAAAGTAATTCAGCCTGAGTCTGTGACTAATGCTGAACAGCCTGTGGCTGACACTCCTTCACAACCACAAGCACCAAATCTTGATGCTATAAAAGCGGACTTTGAAGCACAAGTAGCTGCTGCACGAAAAGAAGCTGCTGAAGCACAAGAAAAGTTTAAAGGCATCAAAACGAAATTAGATGATGTCTATAAACAAAAAGAAGAAAAACGAACCAAAGATTTAGAAGAACAGGGCCAATGGAAAACTCTCTGGGAAGAAGCTAATAAAACAGCACAAGATAAAGAGCAACAAATAATAACTTTATCTCAGCAACTTGAAGAGATGAAAAACTCTCACGAAACCGCTTCTACAAGAACATCAGCACTCGCAGCTATCAGCAATCAAGGAGTTATAAATGCAGAGCAGATGCTTTCTTTGTTACAGGGAAAGTTACAAAAGAACGCTGAAGGTAAAGTTGTTGTTCTTAATGGCGGAGTCGAACAAGATATAAACGTCTATCTCACCAGTCTTAAAAACCCTGGTAGTGGTTACGAACATCATTTTAAACCTAGTAGTGCTGCTGGCATGGGAGCAAAACCAAGTCCAGTTGCAAATGCTGGTACGGGTCAGGCAAACCCCTGGAAAACGGGCAACCTCACTCAACAAATGCTACTATTAGAGCAAGACCCACAGCTTGCAGCCGTGCTCAAGCAAGAGGCTAAAACTAAATAGTTAATTTCTGTGAAATTGACCCCCTTATCTGTGATTAGGGTATCGCAAAACTTAAAAAGGTGATCTGAATGGCTGCTCCATTTCAGAATTATTCGGGCGGTGTCCTACTAGCGGACATCGTAAAGAGAAATAATCTCAGCACATACGTTTCCGAAGCTATTAAAGAGCGTAGTGCATTTATAAAATCTGGTGCTGTTGTGCGTAACGCACTTCTTGACGCATCAGAAGGTGGAACAAGAATACAAGTTCCAGAGTTCAACCCAATCTCTCCAACTGAGGAAATCTTAGATGGAACAGCAACTTGGGGTACATCAAACAATGGTTTCCTAACACCACAGAAAATTGGTACAGGAACACAGATTGCAACTATCTGTCATAGAGGTTTTGCTTACGCTGTTGATGATGTAGCTGTATTGGCTGCTGGTGAAGATCCAATGGGTCACATCAGAAACCAGATTGCAGACGCTATCAACAAATTAAACTCAGTAAGATTGTTCAATCATCTTCAAGGTTTATTTGCATCTGCTCTTTCTGCTAATCACTTAGATTTAGCAAAAGCTGGTACTGGTGCTGCTGAAGCTAACTTCTTAACTGCATCAGCAGTTGCAAGAGGTAGATCACTTCTTGGAGAAAGAGGAGAAGAACTAGATACAATCGTAGTTCACCCATCTGTTGCTTACTACCTATATCAGGTTGGTATGTTGACATTCTCTACTTCTGCATTATCAACTGGAACTGGCATCCAATGGGGTGGCGGTGGTGTTGGTATCAATGAAAGAAGTATTGGTCAGTTTGCAGGAATGAATGTTGTTATTGACTCACAAGTTAATACAAACCCTCCTGGTGCATCTGGTCATCAAACTGAGTTCTTCTGCTACTTAATTAAGTCAGGAACAATTCTTGAAGGACAGCAATCACCATTAGGTATTGAATCAGATAGAAACATTCTTTCTAAGCAGGATGTTATGTCTGTTGATTACCATAGTGCTTATCACGTTATGGGTACTAAATGGGTAGATGCTGGCGACAACCCAACAAATGCTCAGTTAGCTACAGGTAACAAGTGGGCATTAACATACGATGCAGATTTAGTTCCAATCGTACGTTTAGTTGTTAACTCACCTCTTGATACATCTAATATTGCTTAATATTATTTGATTAGCGGTTATAAACCTCATCAATTATTGGTGGGGTTTTTTCTTTACGCTACAATAAAACTAAATTACTTTATAGATCGTGGCAGCAACTATAGATGCAACAATAAAAGGAGCTAATGCTAATAGTTATGTCACGTTAGCTGAAGCAGACGCATACTTTGAAACCGTCCCAAGTTCTACTCAATGGGATAATAAAGCTGACGATAAAAAGAACAGAGCATTAATATCAGCGACTAGATGGATTGATAGTTTTGTTTATTATGGAGACAGATGCGATGATGGACAAGCATTAAAATTTCCTAGAAATAACTATCAGGTGGACGGTGTTGAACTGGCTTGTTCTTCTATTCCACAAAATATTAAATATGCACAATTTGAATTAGCCAGAGCATTAGCAAATGATACTGAAGCTATTACTGGTACTACTGGAAAAGATGGTAATTTTTCTGAGGTAAAGCTAGGAGATATACAGGTCAAATATAATACTGACAGTCAGGGAACTGGGGCTGTAAATAATATTCTTGATGTCTACCCGTGGTTACAAAGTTATCTTGGAGCATATATGCTAGGTGGAGCAGGAACTTTCCAACTAAGGGTGGTTAGAGGATAATGGCAGGACAACTAGATTCACTATTAGCCAATGTAGCTAAACAAGTAGTAAGTGATTTAGGTAAATCCCTGGATACATCAATCATTTACACACGAAAGACTTCTGCTTCTTACAACACATCTACAGGAGCAGTAACAACAACTGATACTTCGTATAACATAGATGTACCTATCGAATTTGTACAATCTACCGAGGAATCTGGTTTCCAGGAAAATGTAGCTCGTATATACATAACCCCCGACCTGATAGGAGATAGCCAACCACTATTATCAGACGAAATAACTCTTACATTTTCTGGATCGACCAGAGTTGCAAAGATTACAGATGTAAGAACTTTGCGTGGTGGTCAAGAGTACTTATTCAGAGTTGATGTTATCTTCTAATGACTTTAGTAAACGCAAGAGCAGCATTTGAAACCGCAATCAAAAACGCAGTAACAACTGCTGACAACACAGTAACAGTAGTTTTTGATAATGCACCATTTACCACCCCAGGTAAAAACAAAAAATATGTAATGGTAAACCTAGACTTTACACAGTCCACTACACAACCGCAGGGTGTAGCTAAAACTTATTACGCAGGAACAATAAGATGTGCCGTTATGACACCTATGAATAAAGGAACTGCTGTAGCATCGGCTGTAGCTGAATCTTTAATAGACGGACTAACATCTGTAAACGCAACTAATTATACTGATACTTTTTCTGTGAGTCCCAGAGTCGGAGAGATTAATGGACCGACTTCTGTTACAGCAGAGCAGCAAAGTCATTTTATGAGCGTAGTCAACTGTACTTTTAGTGCTAATGGGTAGAGATATAAAGCATTTGATAGCTGATTTTGAAGATGCCCTTTTATTAGGTAAAGCTTCGTCTGCTGCGGAAATTCAATTCTCGTTGCAGCATAGAAGTCCTTTTTGGACGGGTACTTTTAATAGATCCTGGAAAGTACAAAAGGGAAGTCGTGTTGCTGCGACTATTCCCAGAGGAGAGTATTCAGGCCCAAAAGTTCCAAAGAAGGGAGAAGCAATAATGACTACATTATCTGAAGCTCTTTATGTAGGCAATCAAACAGATTATGCAGCTTTTGTAATAAATAAAAAGAGGAGCGAAGCAGACGGAATGATGTACGAAGAATTATTTGAAGAAAAACGAAAAACAACTCCTATACCCAACCAACCTGATTGGTACGATGTCTATTTAAAAACAGCATTAGAGAGTGACCTTAATGAAGGTTTTTCACAGTTCGGATTTACTATAAGAAAGTCATATGGCTAACTTTGATATATACTACAAGAATAGATACAATTTTTTATGTCTCCAGAAAGAGCAATCGACAAACTAAAGAACGCCTTTAGTGTCCAAGAACGTAGTAGCTACTCTATGATTAAGGATGGGGAACCTGTATTAAAAATATTTTGGTCGCCACTTACTATAGCTGATAGAGATACTATAAACAGTACATTAGTAGCTATGAATAGAGGTAAAGAAGAGGGTAATCTTGACTTCGCCCTACAAGTTGTTATTACAAAAGCAGAAGATGAGTCGGGTGCAAAAATGTTCACAGCAGCAGATTTACCAGCACTAAGAAGAGAAATACCAATGTCAATACTGATTGATCTTATGACCAAGATGCAAAGTATGGGCGAGGAGGAAAGCCCCGATGCCGTAAAAAGCACAATTGAAGCAGGATAACTTTGTCTACTTACAATTTTTTGTAGCAGAACAACTGAAACTTACTTATAAAGAACTGCGGGAAAAAATGTCTGTAAGAGAACTGTACGCCTGGAACGCTTACTTTACACTCAAGGCTGAAAGGGAAGAAGAAGCCTACGAAAAAGCAAAAAGACAAGCCCAAGCACGCAAAGTACGCTAAACTTTTAGTATCTGTACTTTTGGAAGAAATTAGTGGCAGCCGACTACGAAGTAAATATAAAACTGAATACCGACCAAATTACTAAAGACTTAAATACTGTTGGCGGTAAAATAAAGAATTTAGGAAAAACTCAAAACACTAAAGCAAAGAAAGCATTAAGCAATTCAGATGCAGTTCTTAAAAAAGAGATAGCAATATTAGCCACAGAAAATAGAGCGTTAAGAACTAAAGGTCAGTTATTAAAATTAGAAAAAGATGGATTTGGCGTAAAAAATCAATTAAGAAAGTTAGACGATGCAATAAACATAGCAAGGAAGGGTGAAGTTGATTTTGCTAAAACAGTCATACAGAAACAAGAAAGAGCAGTAATACTACGAAGAAATCAACTAACTACAGAGACAAAAATAACAGAACAAAAATCCAAACAGGCTGCATTATCTACAGGCATAGGATCTCCTGTATTTGGTAAACCTGGTCAAATTGGATCTCCTACTAATATTTCAGCTATACTAAACGATCCACTGACTTCAGTATCTCCTGTTCAGCAGGCTTTGAAGAAGATGGATGATAAAACAAAATTAGATCAAAAACAAGCAGAAATAAATAGAAAGAAATCCCTAAGTATAGGTAAAGATATAGTCAAGATTAAAGTTGATGAAGGTAAAGCTATTGCAAAAAATCTTGATTTAGAGGGAAAACAAGTAGCTAAACAATCACAAAGATTAAATGCAGCTATATCTCCTAAAGGTGATTTTAGTAGGTTATCTGATAGACAGTCTCGTAATGCACAGGGCGGAAGAACATTTATGAACAATAGCTTCGCTCGTGCAGGAATACCTATGCCAACACGAGGTTTTGATATGCAAAGTGCCTTGATAAGTGGTGCGTTTCCTCTGTTATTTGGTCAAGGTCCAGTAGGAGCTATAGCTGGTGGTCTTGGTGGTGGTGTCGGTGGAATGTTTGGTGGAATGGGTGGTTTTGCAGGAGGTATAGCTGCAACTGCAATAGTCCAACAGATCCAGAGTGCCATCAGTGGAATTAGTGAATTAGGTAAGGCATTAGGCCCGTTTGCAAAAAATACTGATGCCGTTACGACAGCTTTAGGATTGCAGGGTTCAGCCGAGGAAGCTCGTATCCAGATGATAGAAAAAACACAAGGAAAGACAGCAGCTTTCAATGCAGCTATGCAGGTAATGAATGTTCAAATAGGTGACAAAGGTGTTGATGCTTTAAGTGAATTTGGTGAAACAACTAGGTTAATGAATAATCAATTTGCTATTGCTATAACTCGAATAGGGGCATTTACAGCAGGGTTACTTAACTTCGTAAATAAAACTCTAGGTATTCAACAGGGATTACAGCGAGGTTCTGCTAATCGTGCACTTAAATTAGGAATAGCTGAGAAAGATCCAAGAGCCTTAGCACTACAAGCAAGACAAGCTGAAATAGATGCTATGCCGAAAGTTGAACGGATAGTAGACGTACCTGGTATTGATGGTACGCAGCAGCAGATTATGGCTCTTCCAAGTAAACAGGCTGAAGAGGCACAAGCAGCATTAGACTTAGATAAACAGAGGTTTAATGTAATAAGAAATACAGAAGCAGAAGCGGCATTATTAACTGAAAAGTTTGACGCTTTACTAAAAGCTAATGAAAAAGAAGAGGAACTTACTGAAAGAGTATTAGAACTGAGAAGAAGTGGTTTAAATCCCGAAGTGGCTAAAACTGTAGCTGAAATAGAAAAACAAGCTACTCTCAGTAAAGAATCATTGGATAATGAGATAAATCAATTACAAAATAATAAAGAACGAAGTGTTGATGAGCAAACCAGATTAGATACTTTAAAAGACCAAAAGAAAGCTATAGATGATGGGGTAAAAGGATTAGATAAAAAATTACAAAAAACACATGAGCTTACTGAGGCAGCGACCCAAACTTTAGATGCTTTTGAAAGATTGAGAGACACAATAACAATAGATATAGGTAACGGAATTAAAGGTCTAATAAAGGGAACTGAGTCTTTAAATGATGTATTACGAAATGTGGTTGATAAATTAGCTGATGCAGCACTAAATATGGCAATATTCGGAAACGTAGGTGGTGGATCTGTAACAGGAGGTATTTTGGGTTCAATATTTAAAGCAGAAGGTGGGCCAGTAAAACGAGGTGGTAGTTTTATTGTTGGAGAACGTGGTCCAGAACTATTTACTCCAGGTGTTTCTGGAATGATTACACCAAACCATGCACTCGGAGGATCAACAAACGTAGTAGTAAACGTAGATGCTTCTGGTTCTTCTGTTGAGGGAGATGAAGAACAAGGTAGAGAGCTTGGCCGTATGATTTCAGTTGCTATACAATCAGAGTTAGTTAAACAGAAAAGACCAGGAGGATTATTAACATAATGGCTACCTTTCCTTCTATAAATCCTTCGTATAATTCTCGTAAAACAACATCTTCACAAATACGAACTACGCAATTTAATGATGGCTACCAGCATAGAATTAAATTTGGATTGAATACAAAACCATATATTTGGGCTTTGACTTTTGATGTTTCCGAATCAGATTCAGATACAATAGAAACATTTCTTGAAGCAAGATCAGATGATGGTGCTTCTTTTGATTGGCAACCTCCTGGTAGTGCTGTTGCTTACAAATGGATATGTCTTCAATGGACTAAAAGAATACCTTTTTTAAATAGGGCTAGTTTGAGTATGACGTTCCAGCAAGTATTTGAACCCTAATGGCTACCCCTGTATCAGAACTACAGAAGATAAATCCTAGTAATATTGTTGAGCTTTTTCAGCTTGAACTTATTACTGCTATTCATGGATCTAATA